ATACTACGTGTTGCATAAATCTCATGGCATCCTATGCAGTTACTCTCATAGACACTGAGGGAGAAAAGACTACTATTCAGGTATCTGAAGATGAATACATTTTAGATAAAGCAGAGGAGGAGGGTGTAGATGCTCCTTACTCATGTCGTGCTGGTGCTTGCTCTACATGTGCTGGTAAGATTTTAGAAGGTACAGTAGATCAAAGCGAGCAGAGTTTTTTAGATGATGATCAGATGGAAGAAGGATTTGTATTGACTTGTGTCGCATATCCTACATCAGATGTTACTATACAATTAGGAGCTGAGGAAGACTTATCTTGACATATAAATTCCCAGGTGACTGGAGGTATTCTCAAAAGGACATGGAATTAAGACAGCAAGTATTGTCTGTACTTCTTAAGTATTATGGGACTGGAGAACATCCCAACTTAAGCATGTATGAATGCGCTGATGAATGGCTTAAGAAAGGTAATGTTAGTACTAGTGGGCTTGTAAAATATTACAAAGCATATTATACTAAATAAATATCCTTATCTTTAAGATTATGTGTCAGAAAATTGTCAACCTCATTGCTGTTGCGTCTGGTGTTGTATCTATTGCCGTTGTTGGCAGTGGTCTATATGTATACGTTCAACGAGATCAACTCCTTGATAATGTCAAGTCTCAAGTTATGGAAGCAGTTACTGGATCATTGGGCTCTTCTTTAGGTGGAGGATTGGGTGGTGGTGTAACACCTACTCTTCCTCAGGGAGCAACTGATCTTGCACCTCCTGCTGATCAAGCTGCTGCACCTGATACTGGTTTAGGAGTTCCTACTTTTTGATAAATAAGAATACGTTGCTGTATTCTTATGCCTGAGGAAGTAAAGGAAGTATTAGAAGAAGAGCATAAAGAAGAGAAGAAAAAGAAAGGTCTCTTAGGTAAAGCTAAAGATGCTCTTCTTCCAGATGCTGAGGAACAGGCTGCAATCATTTCGACTATGGTGCGCATTACTGTTTTAGGCTGGAGCGGAGCAATACTCACATTAAATTATGTTTCCATCCCCGGAATTCCTCAACAAAAAATAGATCCGACTTTTATAGCTTCGGTTTTTACCGGAGTTCTTGCTAGCTTTGGAATTCAAACAGCCAGTAAGAAAGGTGATGGTACTATGAAGATGGATAAAGCTGGGGGGAGTGGACCTAATGGACAGATTTCTAAGGATGATATGGAGAAGTTGATTGAGAAAGCCACTCAAGCAGCACCTGCTCAGACAATAAGAATTGAACAAGCTCCCTTGGTACTAACCCCAGCTCCACCTAAGCAACCACCAACAACATAATTAAGGAGATATATTATGAACAAGTGGATAGGAATTAGTTTAGGAACAGTTGTTGGTGTATCACATATAGGTATGATTGGCATGCTTGCTAATCGTAGTCAGTTTCCTCAACTTAATCTTCCTATTACAGATTATACTTCTTATACTGTAGAAGCAGGGAAGGACGGCTATAAAATTAATTATAGAGCAAATGACCCTTTAATAATGGGGGTGAGAAAGGAAGTGCGAAAGCCTGGTGGGTTTCTTGGACTTAGAACAACCAGGGTGCGTACAGAAGAACAATACACGATGGATGGGGCTCGCCACCTGGAGGGTAGGGAGCAGGGAAAGTTGTCTGCCAAAGCCATCTCTTGCATCAAGGCGGAAGGTGGAGGAGAACAGACAGGAAGGGTTGTCGGTAGTAGCATTGCCGCTGTTGCTACTCCTAGTCTCTCCTCTATTCCTTTTGTGGGTTGGGTCCTTTCTGGTGCTGTTACGATGATGGGTATGGATCAAGGAGCAGAAATAGGAGGACAAATGGCACGAGATTTTAGTGAAGATTGTGAAGAAGATATTAAATGATTAAATAATTTTATGAGCGTTATCATTTACCAAGATCATATAGAGATCCTTGAACAAGAAAATGCAGAACTTCAACGACAAGTTCTTGCATTAAAGAGTCGTATTAGATATTTTAAATCTGTTGTTAACGAGGAGGAGGAAGATTATGAACAAAATTAAAGAGCTTGCAAACAATGTGAAGGAGTGGGATAAGCGTTGGGCAAAACGTATTCAGGATAAATTTAATTTGACTGACTATCAGATGCTTGTTTTATCTTTCAGTAAAGGGTTTATTATTGGTGCAATTCTGTTGTGAAATACTGATAATAATAGTTAATATTACTCATAAGGAAAATAAATATTAGGTGAAATCTAAGCGAGCCCACGGCTACAATCGTGTCTCATTACACAGTTGGTTATCTAGACGAAACTAGGCATAGACGAGAGATCTGTACATATGCTAGTGACTCATGGGGTGCCAAAATACATGCGGTAGAGGATGTTCCTTATTTACATTCTCATCCTAATGCTATAGATCAAATTTTTAACGAGGATTTACTTTCTGATACTCAAGTATCATGTCTGATGTAACGCAGTCAATAAATATAATGATTGGTATTCTATTAAGTGGTGTAGGATACATAGTATTCTGGATATTTAAATACGATGACTGGTATCCTAATGATATCCCTACTCACGACTCCAGTTCAGGCATCGGAGTGGCCATCAGCCACGGAGATGATGCAAAAGATGAAGGAGTGGAAGTCTGAACAGGAAAGAGAATCCGTAGATGAGATGCTAAATAATGCATTAGTAGACTTGGAGTGGCCTGATGGGAGCAATGACCCCACCGTCGAGGAAGAGTTGTTACAACTTCCGCGTGACGAAGATAGACAAAGTGTTAGACGGAGACACAATAGATGTCACCATAGATCTTGGTTTCGATTTATACAAAAAAGAACGTGTAAGAATCGCTGGAGTGGATACTCCGGAGAAACGAACTAAAAACCTTGAAGAAAAAGCACTAGGGATCGATGCAACCAACTGGCTCAAAGAAAAATTGGAAACTACTATTGCTGGCGATGACGAGCTCTCTGTTCGTACTGAGCTTGTCGGCGGCGTTGGGAAGTATGGCAGGCTTCTTGGGTGGTTATACGTGGGCGACGAACAAGTGTCTCTCAACGAAATGATGATTGACGAAGGGTATGCTTGGGCTTATGATGGTGGGACAAAGCAAAAAGACTTTGAAGAACTACGTGTGATAAGGAGACAGTATGGAACCCTCGTTGACTAAAAAATTAGAAGACATTGCAGAAAAGCTTGGTGGTGAATTAAAAACTATGATTTGTAGTGATGGGCGTAGGGATTGGAGAAAGATAGAAATTGTATATGATATGAATATAAGGGAGAGTAAATAAATGAGAGATGAATTACTATATCTGTTAAAAAGAGATGCTTATAAGAAGGGAGAGTTTACTCTTTCTTCAGGTAAGACTAGTGAGCATTATGTTAATTGTAAGCCAGTTATTTTAACTGGTAGGGGTCTTACTCTTGCAAGTTTATTACTCTTAATGAATGTTGAGGATGGATCAGTAGCAGTAGGTGGACTTACATTAGGAGCTGATCCTTTAGTGAGTGGTGTTGCTATAGTATCTGCATTAGATAAAGGTTTGATGGATGCATTGATTGTTCGTAAAGAACCTAAGGGTCATGGAACTCAAGCATGGATAGAGGGTCCTGTATTACCAGAAGGATCTAAAGTAACAGTAGTGGAGGATGTAACTACAACAGGTGGTTCATCTATCAAAGCTGTAGAGAAATTAAGAGATGTTGGATATAATATTAATCGTGTGGTAACTATTATTGATAGGCAAGAAGGTGCTGAGATTGCTATGAAGGATGCAGGATTAGAACTGGTAAGTCTATATAAGTTAAAAGATTTAATTTAATGGACATACAGAAGGCAGCATCAATCACAACAGCAACAGCAGTTTTAGGAACTGGTGCTTTTGTTGGTGGTAATCATCAGATAGATAAGATGCAGGGTGGTCCTCAGAAGAGAGAGGATGCTAAGATAGAAGCAATTAGACAGGTAGTAAGAGAAGAAATCTATATACAGTTAGTTAATAACTGGCCTAAGACTTCTGGACCTGTGAAGGGCCTTGTAGTTCCGAAGCAAGATTATCGTGAACAAGTCCCACAACAGTAAGGATAGGGTTATAGACCTTATAAGGTTTGTAATTTTTTTCCAGTTAGCAATAGTAGGAGCAACTATATTTGGATGCTTTATGCCTGGTAAGGTATGTGATTCTGATGTGAAGCAACATATTGCTAATATGATGACTGTTATAACTACTTCTACATTTGCTCTATATGCTGCAGAAAAATGAAAAACATTCCCATCCCAGTACTTACATTCTTGGCAGCACAATTAGGTGCAGCAGTTTGGTGGGGTGCTCAAATAGATGCCAAGGTAAAACTTGTTGAAGAGAATAGAAGATATATTCAAGAGGTTGTAATTCCTTCTTATGAGATTAGTGACAGTTGGGATAACCCACACTATAACAACTGGTTAAAAGCAGGTGGTTGGAAAGATAAGTAATGTCGGAGATCAATAATATACGTCGTGTCACAACTTATGATGCTTCTATACCTTATACTAATAACGTACAGGTAAATGGTGCAGATACAGTATCTCCAGTAAATGTAAATGGTATACCAGTAACTAATACAAATTTAATACAAGTAGATGGTGCTGATAATATACAAGTAGATGGTAATGAAGTACAATTTGTGGGAAATATACAATCAAGAGATACGACTATAACACCTATCGGTAGTGGTGAAATTGCTGATGCTAGAATATTTGAGTCTAATTCCCAGACAGTGATACCTCCCACAGTTCCTGTTACTGAGATTATAGGAACTCCTGTAGTTAATATGCCTGGATGCGTTAAGGTACATAAGGAGAATGTAAAGCAGAGATCAAGAAATAAGATGCTGGTCGATGATGACCCTAAAGGTAATACAGTATTATGCGATGCTGGTGCTCCATACTATGAACCAGCAGAATATGATTATAGGGGTTTAACTTGGCAAACGATAAACACAGACTCAGATGAAGTTCCTGAAGGTGTTGATACTGGAGAGCCACCACCTGCACCTGAAATAGACCCTCCTGCACCCCCTGAAACACCTGGAGGGGGTGCTGAGAATGTTGAGTGTCCTCCTCCTAATGCAAGAAGGATTGGAGACCTGAATCAGGCAGGTACTGAGAAAGTAAGTGGATATGAATTAACTCCTGACGGAAAGATATGTGAAACACAGTGGGAAGCAATTGGTTTTGCTGAACAATATCTCCCAAGTATTCCTATTGTATCTACTACTGCTACTATTGCTCTGGTTGCGACAAGCTCTGCCCTACTTGCAAAACCCCTAGCTGATCTGCTCCTGAAAGTTGTGAAGCCCGTGATAAAGAAGGTCGTTGCCAAGGCCAAGAAAATTTTGGGGAAGGAAGAGAAGAGACAGTCTCTTTTTGAGAGACGTCTTGCTCAACGGGATCGGAATCGAGCTGTGTTGGCTCTTCGGAGGTCCCTGAAGAAGTAGAAGGAGTAGTCCATTTTGGCTGTGGTATCTGGTGTTCATGTGGTACTATCCTTCCACCAGGTGCCGTTACAACTACATCAGCACATACAGAATAATAAGGTGACTTAGGATGGAACATTATACCGTCCTTTTTGAGCTCACCGCAATTTTTGAGACGAGCTATTTCGAAATCTAATCTTTTATTAGCAACTAATTGTGCAGCCATTTCATTTTGATGTGCTGCAGCCTCATGACATTGCCTTTGGAATTTTCTATTTAATGGTACAGAGAGTGTAGCAGATAGTCCAACATTAAATGATTGATTCGCTCTCATATCAGTACGCACTGGTTTGTACCATGATGGTGCCATGCTACCACCACTATCAACTACATCAGGAACTCCATTAGGACTGTCTATATCTTGAATGATAGAGATGTCTGAACCATCAGGGAACCATCTGATTGTTTCTCCAATAGTATTACCATCAGTTCCATCAGAGATATAAGTTCTATCATCATACCAATCTTCCCAAGGGTAGTTCTTGACAGTAACATATGTTGGAACCATCTTACCTGTGGCATCAGTGGTATTATATTGTGGTTCGTTATAAAAATCTTCCCAAGGATGTTTTCTACTATCCGCAAATTGAATATATGGTGTCAGGTTAAACGTACTACCTTGACACTGCACTCCCCCACCATAGGTGTTAGTTATGTATGGACCCTGGAGCACCTGGATAGCTTGATTCGTAACTGATCCGCTCGAGTTGGCTATCGGATTGGCAGTGGCACTTACGCCCCCAACGCCTTGAGCAAGAACAGGGTTCCCAGAAAGAAACCCAATACAGCTAAGGAGAGCAAAGGCTTTGGTTCTGTATATTTTTCTACCATTCTTTACTGAGTAAATGTACTGGTTGTGTCGGTGACACTTTGGATGGAGGTCACGCGTTGTATTATCGTTTGGTTGGTCATTCCTGGTCCAGAATATGTCTGAGTGAATTGAAAGGCTCCTCCAGGTTCTGCTATTGTGAAGTTGTTTGTTGCTGAGAAGTCTAAGGCATCGAAGGAAGAAGTTACTGCTGCTGTGGTTGCGTCTTCTCCTGTTCCCACGGTTGGTGCGACTTGTACTGTCGTTGTGTTCACGTTGGGGTTGAGGGGTTGTCCATTGTTTTCCACGCCCACCCCGGTAACTGAGTATTCCCATCCTGTCCTATAGTCAATTGAGTTTATAGTCTCCGTGACTGTCGATTCAGTCTCGGTGTGGCTCGTCATCGAACCTTGTTGAAAATTCGGTACTACGGGCACTGCTTTTGCAACACCCGTACTACCTAATAACGCTAGTATAGTTATAAGTCTTTTCATGACCTATTTTCCTAGTTAATTGTCAGCTCAGTTACAAACTGTCCTGTAGCCACCGTGCCAGCTCCGCCAGCTGTTACAGTCAGGGCTCCCTGCGAAGTTACAGTACCGGCTAAGGTATCTTTTGTACCAGCTGCAGTAGACAACTGATCAGAATATGCAGAAACATCTCCTATATCAGGTCCAGTAGTATCAAGGGCATCACCTTGAGTAAATGCCTGAGTGAAACTGAAAGATTCACCTGGATCATCCTGTGTTGCAGCAATAGTACCAGGAGCATAGACACCTGATGCTATAGTACCAGCACTAATTGTATTAGCAGTGGTTCCATCAGTTGTATCCACATTATTTCCTGTGATACTAAATGAAGAGCCGATTCTCTTCATCTGTGTTGCCGCGGCATTGACTTGCAGTTGTACACTGGAAGTCATTCTTGACGTTATATCTGCCCTCGCAGCTAATGGTGAGGTCATCAAAAGCATTACCAAGGGAAGAATTCTTTTCATGTGATGATAATAAACCGTATTTTATTTAGTAATTTTAACTCACTATAGATTTTGTTAATATAAATAGTGGCTAACCTTTGACACACATACCATATGTGATATACTTAATGATATATTAAACTAATGTATGACAGAAGATGTAATTAGAAAAATTGTTCCCCAGCTAACTTATACGAAGGAGCAAGTAGATATGCTTATTGCTGCTGCTGTGGCAGAAGCAAAAGAGATGGACGAGAAGGCTATGGCAAAGCATAATCGTAATGCCACTATCATTAGCATGATACTTGGTTTAATATGTCTTGCTCTTTTTGTTGATGGACTGTTAAGAATTCTTGGTATTATTCCTCCATTTATGGATTTGGATGTGAGCATCTTAGATAAGATTGTTCGTATGGTGGAGAGTGATGTTATGCCATTGGTAAATAAGTATATACCAAAAATTTAAGATGGGAACTATTGTAATAAATAAAGATTCGATAACCATTGGGATTGTTATGCTTATGGGTCTATTGTGGTTTTATCTCGTAGTAGATTATGTTCGTGGAGGGGATGAAGAATGAATCCCTTTACAGATTTACTCTTTACAATATCATGGTTTGTTCTTTTAGTGTGGGCTATTAGGTCTATGGCACGAGGATGGAATCTTATGACCCAACCTATGAGGAAGAATGATATACATCCAGAGATGAGAGATGTTAAAGAAGGTGAGCAATTATTGGGAGTGACTTTTGAAAAGAAGACTAGTTGTGATTTAGATGAGTATCAAGATTTGCAAAATCGTATTAATCAATTAAAGTCTGAATTGGAAGATCCATGGGATGATGACGATGATGGAGATGTCCCTGCAGTGGTAAAAAGATGACCACTCTATACATTATAGTTTTTATGTTATTATTACTAACTGGAATGCAC